AATCGCCTCTTTATATAAGATCCAAATTAAAAATCTTAAATTTGATTGGTCAATTTAATTGAATTAGGGTTATTGGTTGTCTGGCTGTCCAGTGGCCTGATCGTAGACAAGATACTGCGTAGTGGGTCGCGGATTCGAGTAGGCGAAGTGCTGATCGCAGGTAAGGTTGGCCCTGACCTGGAACTGGGTTCCGTCTCGGGCTAGCCACCTGAAAGCGAAGAGAGCGACCTCCTGGTCCGCAAAGGTGGGATAGGTAACATCGACTCGGGGGACTCCGGTCGCTGGATTGACGAGGTTATTGGCGACTGTACATTCAGCTCTGACGCGGGCGTTGAAGTGATCGAACGAGTCGATCTTGAGGTTGAACTTCGGGTTGGTAGATCCATCGCTGACTAGCTGCATGATCTTACAGTTTGGCATCCCACTTATCATGGAAAAGTAGTCGACGCCTGAATAGAAGGTGCCTGTGTCTGCTGGACTGTGGCCTGTCCCTGTACGGTCGCGAAGGAACGTGAGGGGGACGACAGCTACTGCGACTTGGACAGTCTGGACAGCTGCTGAGGCGACGCCTGGGTAGATAGCATCCAAGTACATGGTACCATGGAGATAGGTCATGGAGTAGGAAAACTCCTGGTAGACGTTGCAGAGACCGTAGTGAGAGGTGTTGTGCCAGTACGCCCTAATCGGCCCGCGATTGGTGGGCTGGTTCATGTTGATGAGGTCCAAGAACATGTACGTCTGGGAGGGAATGCCTGGGGTGATTCCCATGCCCGTTACGGCCGACACGTCCCAACGTGGGTCCGTTTGAAAGGGCTGTTTGACCCCCATTCGATGCGGTAAAGGTGCGAAGACCTTCGTCCGCATGTCGAACTCCATGCGTGGCGTTCGTGATTTTGTCTTCACGGAGTTAGTGGTTCGTCGTTTCTTGGCCAACGCGGCCCTGACCCGCTGCAAAAGTGCCTTTTTGCCCATGGAGTTATTTAGTTAATGAAATTAACTTGGTTAAATAGCGATTGGCTTCCGCCGGCGCCAATAAGAGTCTACCAAACTTGGGGCTAGCCGCCCCGTATCCTTCGCTGGGCCTACTGGGCTCGTGGCCGCTGCGGTCGTGCCCACTCCCTTCGCTACGAGCCTTCCGGCCCTCCATTGAATGACTTCGTTTAAATTTGTGCACAAGGAATTACTTATATTCTACTTCGTCATCTCCTTGCAGTGCATCGTCTTCATTAAGCTGGAAGACATTGAATCGAGCCTGTATGAATGGCCAGGCGTTAGGATAGAGTTCCTTCGGGTCTCTATTTCCTGTGATGATGAGACAAGGATCTTGAAGCCTAATCCCAGCTCCTCCCTTGAAAGGGTAAATGTATGTGCCGTCACACATTTGGTTAAGCTGGGTGGACTTAAGGGTCTTTCCTCCGGAATATTCGTCAAAGAGAAGGAATTGGGTATCCTCCCGGATGTCGGATTGGAAGCCCTCAGACGTGTTGTACCAAGAACAGCGGAAACGGTCTGAAAGCCACTTGAGCCAAGTTGTCTTACCGAAATTCGGGCCTGAAGACCAAACCCAGTAATGTCTTTGTTTGTCTCCAACGATGGGCATGTTGATGTTCCAGGAGTTGGGTATCCTGTCGGTACAGGCCTGAAGATTATCTCTTGCCGAGATAGCTCTGTACAGCTTGATCCCGAGGGACACACGCTGCAGGTCGACGATTCTGGCGAAGTCTTGCTCGACCCACTCTGAAAGAGTTAAAGTACCTTTTACCACCTTGTCAAGGTCCTTGAACTTAGAAGTCTTCTGGGTGAAGGCCTTCGGGTCTATATTGCCAACCCAGTCTCCGTCCTTGGCGCAATATTTAACGACCTGCTTCGCACTCTTGGCAACCTGGTAGTTGCCTCTGAAGCCATCGACAGTGAACATGTCCGATGACCAAGTGATCTTCTTCACGGTCTTGAAGAAGGCATGAAGGTGTGGCTGCCCGTCCTCGTGGAGCTCGCGTGCTACCAACCATTCGTCAAGGCAGTACATGCCTTGGATCTTCTCCAAGTAGTACTCTTTGGCGAGAGTACACTGTGGAAGAGTAACGAACCAGCCCTTGGCTTGAATTCGTTTCTTGGGGGGGCAGGGGGCCAAAGGGGGGGCGTCGTTACTTCCGTGAACCTCGACTTGACGCTTGCCCAGTTTGGGATCTTCTTCATCGTCAGAAGATGGGCAATCTTCCAAAATCTGCAAGGCCAAGCTGCGTGGCCTTGGAACCTCGATGTCTGGCTTGACATCCTCCAACGAGGTGATGGGGGGGGATAGAGCAGTCAGCATCCTACCGTACTCTTCCAGCTCTAGGTCATTCGTCTCTTCGTGATCTTCGAGTCTCATGAGTTGATTCTCCGGGTAATATTATAATCCGGATAATCGCCTCTTTATATAAGATCCAAATTAAAAATCTTAAATTTGATTGGTCAATTTAATTGAATTAGGGTTATTGGTTGTCTGGCTGTCCAGTGGCCTGATCGTAGACAAGATACTGCGTA